AACAGGTCACATCAACCCACATGGTTGACTTCTCTTTGTTGGAATACTTTTGGATAGCGACAGAAAACCTTGCGAATTTTTTGCCGTTAGCCGTGGTCTTGATTTCTGGTGCGCGGCCAATGTTGCCGACGAGAATAACTTTAGCGACCATGATAGTTCTCCTTACTTGCTGATTTCTTTACGACGAGCAGCGAATGTCTGCCGAAGCTTTGCTAGTTCTGCGGCTGATACTGCGGTCGAATGTTTCTTGATTTCTTCGGCTGCATTATCGAGTGCGGCCTCATCATTGGCGAGGCTGATTGCTGTCTCCAATGCGACCACGATAGGGTTGGTGAACGTGACGTTCTGATCTTCGTCTGGGTCATCGCCAGACTCAAGGCCGAGTGCTTTGAGAAGCGCATACTTCACGGCATAGGACATCGCCTTGCCGGGGCCTTTGTCCTGATCGTCAATGCCATAGCCGAATGACGGCACATCAATGCAGTCAGATGGATTGTCCACATTGGCGAAGCGGATGACCATCGTGCAGTCAGTCCGGTTGCCGGTCTGTCCATTGGTTAGCTGCACTGGGTAGTAGATCACGCCAACTTCTAGCAGGGCAGGGCGAACCTTTGCGGTGACGGCATCATGGCTCACGATGCTGTAGCGCATACCCTGTTTCTTTTCCTTCTGGATATAGCTGACCTTCTGCATAGCGGCAGACAGGCGCTGATGTAGGTTAAGCTCACTCATTGTATTCCCCATATTGATTGTCATATTCTTCGGCGGGTCCGTTCTGGACATCATCAACGATGTCATCATTGTCATTGGCGGTGCGCTCGCGCTCATCTTCTTGCTCGCCAAGCTCTATGTCATGCTGTTCGATAGCCGTTAAGGCGGCATCGGCACGGCGCAGAAGCACGATGTCTGGGCATCGAAGCATTATAAGCTGGGCTAGTTCTTCCAGCATGTTGATTGCTTCATTGGTTTGCAGGAGCTTCGACATGGCTCACTCCTTAGCTGCGCGGATCGAGACGCGACCACGGCTGTCACGCTTGGCGACAACACCATGACCATAGGCTTCACCGACATCATCGCCAACGGCTGACCGGAGATCGTCTTTGGCTTGGTCGAAGGCTTTGGCTGCGGCCTGATTGGTAATGAAGCGAGCGGCTGCATCCGTCCAGAGATTGTCCTTAGTCATGTCGGCAACCCGATAGCCGTCAACCTTGATAGCCTCTGCCATCTTGTTGACGCGGGCCAGTTCACCGAAAGGGGTTTGTTCTGGGGCCTCGCGTTCTTTGACATGCCACCAGAATGATTGTTCCATCTGGATCAGGTTCTGGATGTAGTCATCATCGCGCTCGACTTCGCAGTAGCGAGGCTCATCATTGCCGGGGATGATCGAGAAGTAGCAGGACTTGGTATTGGTCACTGCCATGTAGTGCTGTAGCTGCGGCATATAGAAGCGAGACTTCTCCCAAACTGATGCGCCAGAGCGAGTGTGCTTTAACTCTACGAATGTCTTGTGCTTCGGTAGCCAGCGGTCGAGGTGGGCATACATCCATTCATGGTCAGGATGCAGGAGCGTATCGGTGAGGATTGTGACCTCTGTGCCTAGCATCTTGGCGAACCAATCAGCATGGAATGGTTCTGTATAGACACCAAGCTGGACCTTGAAGACACCGCTCAGGTCTTCTGATTGGCGGTTGCCAACCTTCTCATCATAGAGACGGACCCAATCGCCAGCCATGATTCGCATGGCATCGCTGCCACCGATACCCACGCTGCGATCAAAGGGTTGCTCTGTTTCTAGGGCTGCGGCCTGTCCAGCCAGCATCGCGCCGAGCATATTACCGAGACTATTCATGGCTTACCTCTCTGTTAGCCGTTGCATTATCAACATATTTGTTGCCCGCAATGGTTGTCAACCAAAAAGTTTGCAGCTAATACAAAAAAATGCGAGGTGAGAAATGAACGCAAGCGACCTGTTAATATCTTTAGGTGGCATTCGCCATTGTGCTGAAGAATGGAACGTCTCGTTCTTTAGTCTGAGGCAAGCGGCCTATCGGAATAAGCTGCCGGTAAAACTATGGCCGAGGATTCTTGATAGCTGCAAGAAGAAAGGCGTGCCGTGGTCGGCAGAAGATTTGATGTGGCTCTGGATTCGCGGGAAGCAATGAGCTATGCTTCGGTCTGTAGGGTTCCTCTCTCTCCCTCAGCACCTAGGCCCATCACGTCCCCCGTGGTGGGTCTTTTTTTGAGGTGCACATGATAACCTTTACCATCCCCGGCGAGATCAAGGGCAAGCAGCGGCCTCGTGTGACACGGACGGGCCATGTCTATACGCCAAGCCAGACTCGACAGGCTGAGGCTGACATTGCCAAGATTGCCAAGGCTGCGATGGGTTACAAGCCACCGATGGCTGAGCCTGTGTCGCTGAATATCATGGTGATAACAGAGCCGCCGCGATCCATTACCAAGGCCAAGCGTGAGCTAATGCTGGCGGGTGTTGAAAGACCAGCCAAGAAGCCGGACCTTGATAACGTGGTCAAGCTGATAAGCGATGCGCTGAATGGGATTGTCTTTGAAGATGACCGTCAAGTGGTCGAGCTATGGGTGGTCAAGCGGTATGGTGAGGAAGCAAAGGCTGTAGTTTCTGTGGATTATGTTGCGAAACAATCCGCATAGTATTAGAAAAGAGAAGGGCCAGCGAGACGGCTAATCTCAACTGGCCCGATAACCAACGTAGCGGCGTTGGCAGATACGGGTGGACTATATCCGTTGACGGCCTTCGCTTCAATAGGAGTGCCGTCATGTCTATCCCATATATGCCCTTATATTGGGGCGATTATTTAGGTGACACCCAGCATCTGACTGCCATCGAGCATGGCGGATATCTGTTATTGATCGCGCACTACTGGCGCACGGGTGGCATCCCATCCGATGAGATCAAGCTGGCTCGCATCTGCCGCATGACAACTAAGGAATGGAACCGCCATGGCAGCACGATCATGGAGTTCTTTTCGGATGGTCGGCATAGCAGGATTGATGCTGAGCTAGAGAAAGTAGCACAGAAAACTGAGAAGATGAGACGCTCTGCTCAGAAAAGATGGAACGCTGAGCCAGAGCCTAATCCATTGGAATCATTGGAGTCGGATGATGCAAAAGCATTGCCGATGCAGAGCCGAAGCAATGATAACCAGAACCAGAACCAGAACCATAATAAAAATAATAATAGCCGCTCGACTTCGCTCGCTGGCTTTGATGATTTTTGGAAGGTGTATCCCCGCAAGGTGGCAAAGGGGTCTGCCGTTAAAGCTTGGCGGTCTGCTATTAAGAAGGCTCCACCCGATGAGATCACAAGTGCTGCCGGTAAGTACAAATGGCCGGATGACCCTAAGTTTATTCCGCACCCTGCAACATGGTTGAACGCCGAGAGATGGGCGGACGTTGAAGGAACACCGAAGCCCTCGTTTGTTTCGACGTATAGACCACCGCCACCACCGCCACCGCCAGCACCTGAGATGTCGCCCGAACACCGAGCTAAGATGGCCGCTAGATTCAACGATCTGCTGGCCTCGCTTGGCAAGAGCAAGGGAATGTAGCTTCGGGCCGCTAGTTTGGTGGCCGTGTTCGATTGGTCGGGAATATCATGGCCGATTAAAGGGCCGCAGAGCGCCGCTAGATAGGCCGCGCTTGGCCTCTAGGTAGGGTAGTACCGGACAAAAAGAAAGGCCCTTGGTAGGGCCTCTCTCTCGATCCTAGAAACTTATCCAGAGCCACCCGAACAGGGCGAGGCATAGCAGATAGAATAGGGCCATGCCTATCAAGGGCCAGACGTCTTCATCGTGAATCATGGGGCGCAACCTCGCCAAGCTCTTTTAGAATGTTCTCCCGCTCTTCATCCGATAGGGTGCGGCGTTGAACGATAGCAGGGAAGGTGCCGTCTGGCTCTGCCTCGCTGGCCTTGGGATATCCATCCCTAACCCGTGCCGTGATGTCATCAAAGCGCATGGATAGAAGTGCGAGGAACGAATCAGCCTCTCTCGCTTGCTTGTCAAAGAATAGACGGGCCTCGTTTTTGACTGCCTCAATATCGGATAGGAGCAGATGCTCTGTCCGGCTTTGCTCATTGGCGAGCTGGTTTATGATGGCGTCTAGGTTTCGCATGGGTTCTCTCCGTTTATGACATTGCGAATGTGAATAATTTATAGCCCTTGCGAGGCTCTATTTTATGGGTCATAGGCGCGTTGCGCTTATAAAGGCTATTCCAATCCACGCGGTCCCTAAATGCGCCGCTTCCATGTTTGACGGTCACACAATGGCGCAAGTCACCAAACGCCCATTTCATTAGCTGGTCATGTGCGGCGCGAGGTTCCATGGCCGCTAGATCGCTGAGCGTTTCTTCCGTTAGGTTCTTGACGATAAATGTTGTTTGCATGGCTAGGTTCTCTCTCTTTTAGGGAATCAGGTTTTCAAGGATCATTGCGCCGCAGATGGCATAGAAGAGCGCAACCCATAGGCTGTATGGAACGGTCATCACGCCACCTCTTCCGCATAGGCTTCAAGCAGCAGCTCTGCTATCTCGCGGTAACTCACGTTGTCGACAAAGGCCATGGCATAGTCCCGTGCCAAGCCTTCAGGTGCCGTGCTTTCAATAATCTCTTCCGCATAGTCCCGCAGGATAGGCGCAAGGTCATAAGGCTCTAAGCCTTGCCAACCCATGTCGCGCGGGTCTAACCCGTCAAACATCTCCAGATTGACCCGCCATGTGGCGTAATTAGCCCAGCCGTTATAAGTTTTGTCGGTCATAGTCTCTCTCCTGTTTGTTTGGTTAGTCTTTCCAGAAAACGAACGCGACCATGCAAGCGCCACGCGGTCTAATCTCAACGCAATCGCCCATATCAGTCACCTCGCAACGCGCTCCGGTCCATCCTGCAAGAGCCTTGGCTCTACGGACAATTTGACGGCGCTGGGCCTTGGCCGCTTTGACATAGCCTTGCGACCCGTCATATCCGTAGTGAGTAAGCTCCGGCACATCCAAAGAATGACGGCGCACCCATGAATAATTGGCTTCACCCGCGAATGTATCTGTAATCTCTAAAACGTAAGACATAGCTAGTCTCTCTCTCCTGTTTGTTTGATTAGGCTTGTTATTTTCTAAGCACGCCGTCTGAGCCCTGAGCCAGACCAGCGAGGTCATTGTGTGTCGCTTGTGTTTCGTCGCGGAAACTGGCGATCACGTAACCATCGAGGCCAGCATAATGCTTTGCCAGCATTGCATAAGCGACCTTGCGGCCAAGGTTGGTGCGGATGTGTTCCCACATCGCGCCTCCCGTGGGTGTGGCAATAGTGGCGAAGTAATTACGCGCGGGGATGTGTTCTTTCATGCCGTACATGATGGGCTCCTGTTTGTTTGATTAGTCTGCAAGAATCGTTTCACCGGTGAGCGGGTCAATCATGACCGTCACAAGCTCGATGGCGTAATGCTCAGGAGAATAGCCTTCATCCTGCATCTTGTCAGAAAAGTAGTTAACGATTTGACCGTCTGAGTTATGGCCAAGAACGAACAAACCTGAAAACGCAAAGTGGCCAAAGCGCTCGATGTGCTCTGCTTTGGTGCGGGTGACTGTGGCCTTGCGGTAAAGCTTGGTCATTTCTCTCTCTCCGTTTGCAGGGTGCGAATCACCCTTGTGAGGGTAGAAAATAGGAAAATGTAAAAAGGTTCAACAAAAATGTTGAGGCTTTCAATCAATTCAGTCTTATTTTATAGCTAACCCTATGACAAAGCAGACGAAAAAAAATTCATCAACAGACGGAATCGCGCAGGATTTACGCTCTTGGTCGGTGCTACCGGCACGTTTCGTGGGAGATAAGAGGCTAAGCCCTAACGATATTCAGGTACTAGCGGCACTCGGCCTATACACGAACCAAGCCGGTGTTTGCTGGCCGACAATCGAGACGCTCGAAAGGTTTACTAAGATAGGGCGGCACGGAATCATGGCCGCGTCTAAACGATTGCAGCAGTTAGGATATATCAGACTCCTTAAGCCTGAATATTTCCCCGGCCAAAAGAGCAAGTGGCTAACGAATCGCTATCAAGTGTTGTGGAGATCACCTAACGATCCAATCCCCAAGTATGAGGATCTGAAGGACGCAACCCTATACAACCCAACTGAATCCGAACCCGTCGACAAGGCCCAACCTGAACCACAAGCGACCTATAACGACAGGGTTCTAAAGGGTGTGGCAGCAGCGTTTAATCGAGTGTTGTCTCGATATGGTTCATTCGCTGATGAGTCACTGGCAATCCGTGACGCACCAGCCTTTCTCGAATCGCTCTCAGGTGGTGACGTCGATCAATCCATGCTGCACCGCACACAGGAATTTATGCACAGGAATAAAACCCTACCTACCCGCCTCTCGCAGCTAGGCCCGTGACGCAAACGGACACACCCCTCCCCCCGGGGGTCCGGTACTGGTCGGG